TGACACGGGTCTGTTCTTCTTTGGTCAATCGAGAGGCCCCGCCGATGTCCCCGATCGCCTTGGCGGACAGATTCGCTTCCTGAATAATCCGACGCCCGCTGAACGTGTCGCCGATGCGATTCAGTTGCTTTTCGACAGACCCCGACACCGTGCCGAGGGATTTGACGGTCGTCGTCGCATCCTTCACGGCCTTCTCGAACGAGGTCAGATCGGCGACAAACGTCGCGCGGGTCGCCATCAGCTTTTGTTCGCCTTCTCGACTTCCTCAAGCAACACGGTGTATTCGTCCTCACTCAACGCGCGGACGTCGTCGAGTGTCCAGGTCATGAACCGACAGATTGCAAGCTCGGTGACGAGCTGGGCTCGCCACTCCGGGCGTTTTTTAGTTCGTCGTCAACCTTCTTTTGTGCAACCGCGTGCGCCTCGATCGCGTCGCTGATTTCCTGAAAGGTCTCTTCGTCGAGTTGGTCGAGCGCCGCGGATTTCTTGCCGTCTGTATCGATGGCCACAGGCTTGTCTTGCGAGTCCCGCAGCGACCAATCCAGCAGGTACGCCATCACCTGGGCCTTGCCGCCCATCGCGTCATAGTTCGGCGTCATCCGCCCGTTGCCCATGAACTCGCGCACGACCGATGACTCCGCACGCTTCTTTTCGCCGATGGAGAGCCGCCGCTTGATCTCAATCCAGTCGCCTTCAGACAACTCCAGCCGCAATGACTCCGGCTGCACAAATCGACAACGTCCCATGTGCTACGTCCTTTCGCACGGACCCACCATCACCATGACGGTCTCGCCGTGATCGGCCATCCCTCGCACCGGCCATTTGACCGGTGTCGTACCGGTGACTTTCTGTGTGACGGGATCGACCGAATGGAGCACCAGGACGAGCGTCAACGGAGACTGACTGAGCCGGAACGCATCGCGAGAGACGACGGTGGCGGACACCTGCCCGCCATCGACGCCCGAGCCTGCGAAGGTCCACGCGCCCAATTGTGCGGCGACGTGATACCCCCACTTGATCGAGGCGTGCGCCCCGCGAATCCCGAATGCGTGCCGACTCAGCTCCATGCATCGCCCTAGCTAATCAGGGCCACTGGCGGCCCCAACTGCCATTTGCCGCAAACGTCCCGTTCATCGTCACGGCACCGGCCACCGGCACTTCGATAGACGCGTCCACCCACGCCGGCCCGTAGAAGTAAATCGCCAGCGCATCGGTCGAGAAGTACAGATACAGCTTGGCGCCGTCTGCCGATTCCGCCGCGTCGAACAGTCGATCGTCGGCGTTATCCACGAACCCCGTGAGCGTGCCCTGGAGATCCGGCAACCCCTGCACGTAGGTTTTGTTGGCATCCCCGAACGAAGTCGTTTCTGCGCGGTCCGTGGCCCGATTGAGCGTCCAACCGCTCATCGTGGTCGTGACCGCCGCCGCGGATGCCGTCGTGCTCAGCATCACGCGCCCGCTCTTGCCGTGATAGCGTGACATCGCGTTACCCTCCGACCGCGACTGCCGCGGGCGCAATATCCCACTGCAGCAGCGTTTCAATGTCTCCGATCACCGTGCGTGCCCTATGCACCCACGACGACTCAGCCACACAGGCCGGAAGGGCACCCGCGATCTGCGCTCGGCCCGCGTCATCAGCGAGCCACATTCGAATCAGCGCCGCGGCCTCGGTCGGCGTCCGGAAGGTCGGCACGAGTTCGCCGAACACTTCCGGGACTTCCGCCCGGAAATCGCTTAGATGAAACGCCCCGCACGCCGCGAGTTCATAGGCGCGCGGGTTCAACGATTCGGCATGAGTAATCGACGGCGCCCGTCGCCCCCAGCCGATGGAGGTCCGATAGAGGTTGAGTCCGATTTTCGCGCGACGGTACAGCGCCGCCGCTCGTCGGTTGTCAATTTGACCCGCCTTGACGTACTGCCGCAACTTGCTCCGGGCCCCGAGCATGTCCCATGTGCCATAGAGGGCGAGGTCAATCCCCGTCCAATCGATGGCTTCGAACCACTGCACCCGTTCGCGAAACGCGGACCCGACAAAGACCACGTCATGCGCGGGCACTTTATCGGCGGCCTGCGCGCCGGGCCGATGCCGCTCGGGGTTCCACGCATGGGCACAGTACCCGCTGCACGGGTTCACTGCTCGGAACGTCGTCACCGAGGAGCGTTCATTCGTCCAGCATCCGTCCACGATGCGGGCCCGGTCGAGTTCCTTCTCGATATCGTACGGCGATTCCGTGAAGAGCACGAAGACCTTGAGTTTCGCCCGCTTCATCAGGTGAATCACGTTCGGGTGAAAGAACATCGCGGACACGATAATGACGGCGTCGACCTGGTGCCGAAGCGCCGCATCAAGCGCGTAAATGGAGGCGGTGTATTGAATCTCCGCCGTCGTCGGCTTCGGAATCGGTTCGAACGCCTGGCCAAGTTTCGCGGCCGTCTGTTTCTTCAGCTTCGTGGCGCGGCGCCACGCGTGATTCAGGTACGCGCCCGCGTTGTCGATGCGCGCGGCGAGCGAATACGGAATCACTTCGACCCCATGCTGCAGGAGTCCGTAGCAGAGCCCCGCCCACACATCCGCGGTCGACCACGATGCGCCCGGGTCCACGACGAGAAAGCGAGGCGGCCGGGTCATAGATGCCGCCCGTGGTAGTACCGATGGGTCGAGTGCCCATCGGGCGAGGTGCGTTCGGCGACCGACACAACCTGCCAACCGGTATCCTGTAAATCCTGCTCGAACGTCGGCACGTCCGCGGACCAGCGCGCGATGTCCCCTGATCCGTCGCCCGGGATGATGTCGACGAGGAGTTGTGGGGCCACCCGATGGAACGCCTCAAGATAGTCGTGCCGTTCTTCGAACGGCATGTGCGTGAACACGGAGAACGCGCAGATCCATTCACAGCCCCCGAGCCAGCCATCAAGCGCCGAGGGCCCATACCCATGAATGAGATGCGCGCTGATGCCGCGCCGCTGCGCGTACAACACCGCGGAGGGCGAGATGTCGAGACCGATATACGCCTGACAGAACCGCTGCAACCGAGCCGTCCCACACCCGATGTCGAGCACGCGGCCGTTCAAGGGCAAAGCGACGTTGAGCCGGGCACAGGTGTCGACGATGTCTCGCCCGTCGAGCACCGCCACGGCGCCGGTCATGTGCGGCACCAAGTCGACGCCGCGATCCCAGTACTGCACGGCGGGATCACCGGACGTGCCCGGCTTCGGAATCGCCACCATCGACAATTCCGGCGCCTCGTAGTGCCGCCATTCGTCGCGAGGCGGCCCGGTCCGAAACGTCAGCACGTCGGCGCTCATACAAAGGCCTCGTGCACGTGCGACTGCTCGAGCGCCTCGATTTGCTGATTCACCGGATGGAGCCGACACATCACGCGGCAATTCGCGTCGACCGTCCACCGCCCCGGATGACGGCCCCAAATCTGCGCGAACGATTCCTGTCGCAAGTCCCCGAGACACGACCCCGAGAACCCGCGCCGCTGCAGACACACCCACACGCGCCCATCGGGTGTGATGGTGGTATTGAGCCGAATCCCGAGACACGCCTGATACCCATGCCCAGTCCAGTGCGCGTACTGCTCGAAGCGCGCGACGTCGATTTCCACATCGACGTTCTCCGCGAGCCGGCGTAGCGTCGGCACCGCTTCAGGAATCCAACCACGATCACTGGTGCAGACGGACGGCTGATCCGGCGAGGTCTGAATCGCCGGCCGGAAGGTGGCGTACGTCGCATTCAACCATCTGGCGAACGCGAGCATGGCGGGCGCACGCCGCCAGTTCCACTGATGGAGCAGGAATGAGACGCCAATAACCGCAGACTTCGCCTCAGCCAGCCAGCGAATCCCAGCCACCGCCGCATCGAAGCGCGATTCAGGCACGCCTTTTTCGCCCGCGTAACTATCCGCATCGCAGGCATCAAGGGAGACCACGACCCACGCCGCATGACGGGCGAGATGTGTCGCCGTCTCTCGGGTGAGCAACCCGCCGAGGGTGTACATGCCTTGCTGGAGCCCCAGGCTGGACGCGTAGGCCACGATGCCTGTCCAGTCCGGATGCGTGGTGGGTTCTCCGCCGCCGGTCCAGATGACGCCCTGAACGCCCGCGTCAGAGGCTTCCCGCAAGGCACGACGGACGAGCACGCTGTCAGCGAGATCGCCGGGCACCTCGAACGCCATTGGCAGCCGCCGGTCTCGCGTCGTCCACGGCCCGCGGGTATGCGTGTGCGCGAAGTGGCAATCCTGACAGCCGAGGACGCACCGATTCGAGAGATCCCATTCGATCGTCACGGGCGCAGGCGTTCGCCCACGTCGCCAATCGACCAGGCGATCAACATGACGAAGCACTTTCGAGCGGGGGTCGATGTAGGTCACGCCGCCGCCTCCAGCGTGCGCGCACCCTTTTTCATGTTGCACGTCGGACAGGCCGCAACGCAGTTCTCACGAGTGTGGCCGCCGCCGCGAGCGATCGGAACAACGTGATCGAGATGCCAGTTCTGCGGGTCAAGACCAAGCCGGCAATAAGCGCACAGCCCTTTATCCCGGACAAAGACGGAGTCGCGCCGGAATCGATGCACGATAACGCCCGCCATCCGGCATCGTCTGATGTATGCGGCTTCCACGTTGAGCCGCCGAGCGGCTTCGGCGTTCTTCGCGCGCCATTCCTGTAACCGCTCACGCAAAATCGGACGCATCTTGAGTCGATAGGCCTTAGCTTTCAACCTCCTAGACGCGTTCACGTCTTGCCGTCGCCGATAAACCTTGCCGACCGTCTTCGCCCTCTCAGAGTGCCTGGAGTAATACCGATTCGCATTTGCCTTTCGGACACAAGACCGACACGACTCCTGTAACCCGCGAGGGCGGATACGATGCCGCGGGAACCGCGCGACAGATTGCTCGACAAGACACGTCGCACAACGCTTCATGCCGCCTCCGGAACTCCTCGCGACACAGCGCCGACAGAGAACACCAGATCCGACTGAACGGCATCGTGGCCATCTCGATAAAGGGCGTACATCATGTCGTAATCACCTTCATAACGATGGCCGTACTCGTGCGCGTACCGCCGCCAGACGTCGCCGCGCGTGATGACACACCCGAGATCAATCCGGCCGCACACCGGCGGCCACGGTTTGCCGAGCGGCCACCTGGCGCCGTTCTTCACCGTCGCCACGAGGATGACCTCGGGAAATCGATGCGCTGCGGCAAAGGCCTGCACCTCTGCGACCACTGTTGGGGAGGCGAGCACATCGTCATCCGCCAGCAGATGCACATAGCGGCCGTGCACCGCATGGACGTAATCCCGCACCCGCGCGAACATCCCGCCGACGCCGAGCCCGACG